ATTTGTCTACCTTCATGGGCTCTCCGGGAGCTGCCAGTCGATTGCGGGGTAGCCCTGAGACAGCAAGGCGTTGTTGACGGTCGAGAACGGCTTGGACCCAAAGAACCCATTGCGCGCCGACAGGGGGCTCGGGTGTGGGGCTTCGAGGATGAGGTGACGCATGGGGTCGATGAGAGCGGCCTTCTTGCGCGCATCAAGCCCCCACAGGATGAACACCAAGGGCTCATCACGAGCCGACAACGCACGGATGACAGCGTTGGTGAACTTCTCCCAACCCTGCCCCCGATGACTTCCCGGCTGCTTCTCCCGGACGGTCAGCACCGTGTTGAGCAAGAAGACCCCTTGCTTGGCCCAATGCTCCAAGTTGCCATGCCCCGGCGGCTTGAACCCGATGTCTTCCTGAGCTTCCTTGAAGATGTTGACGAGCGATGGGGGTAGGATAACACCAGGGCGCACGCTGAACGCGAGCCCGTGAGCTTGCCCAGACCCGTGATAGGGGTCTTGACCGATGATGACGACCCGAACCTTGTCGAATGGGGTCAGGTCAAACGCCCGAAACACCTCGCCGGGGGGCGGGTAAACGGTGTGCTGACTGCGCTCCGTCTCTACGAAGGCTGCCAGAGTCTTGAAGTAGTCCTTGCGGAACTCAGCCGAAAGGATGGCTTTCCAGGTGGCGTCCATACCTCGATGCTACACCGAAGCGACCGCGATCTTCGCTTCCAGCATGATGCGTCGAGACAGCTCGAAATCAGCACGCCACCGCTCGGGGATCACCATCTCAGCGGGGTAGATCACTTCCTCAATCCCAGTTTGGATGATGGCCCGCGCGCACCGGACGCAGGGGGGCCAAGTGCAGTACAGCGTGCAGCCCTTCAAGCTCACCCCGATGCGAGCTGCGTGCAGCACAGCATTTTCTTCCGCATGGCAGATGAGCTGTAGCTTCAGCTCACGGTCATTCAGGCGTTCCGTGCTGTCGGTCACACCACGAGGCAGTCCGTTGAATCCGGTGCTTCGGATTTCACGATCTGGCCCGACCACGACACAACCGATCTGCGTGCTCGGGTCTTTGCTCCAAGATGCAAGGTGCTTGGCGAGGTCAATGAATCGTCGATCCCAGGCATGGTTCCAGCGATGGCTCATGCCAGGATGGTACACCGAGCGGAGGGAACTACTGCAACCGACTTCGCATCATCGCCACCGCTTGCTCACCCATGTGCTCGATCACGCGGTCAGGGTCGCCCTTGGCAACAGAGGTTCCCTTGTTGGGCTTCGCGAGCATCACGTCCCCTGCTGCATGCCCATCCTCATCGACCCACAAGCGGAATGATACTCGGATGGGCGGCTTCCGTAGCGGGGTCACATCGATCACAGTGTAGATGCGGTAGGCCCAGTTGTCAGGGATATCGGCAACCGAACGCACAACATCGATCTGCGTTCCAACCCCCAGCTTCAACAGCTCACGCGCATACCGGCGCGCAAGCTTCGTGGGAAGCAAATCGGGGTTCTTCACCACCCAGTCGGTGTTCCCAAGGGCAGTGACAAAACGCACAAGGACGCGAGACACGAGGTCCACGTCCTTGTGGTTGAATAGGAAGGCTATGAAGGAAAGGAGATCGGACTCAGCCGATCATCACAGGCGGGTGACGACCATGCGGGTGAGGCCACGCGGGTTGAAGCACCCGATGCCGATGTTCTCGAAGCAACTGAACCCGATGGTGCGGGCCTTCGGATCGTCGGCCGAGAGGACGGTCAGCTCGGTGCGGACCGGGAAGCGACCGAAGTTCTCGGGCTCTGCACAGATGTAGACGAATCCGACCGGAACGAGGCGGCTCGTGATGATCTGCGCGCCCCAGAGCACGGCCTGGAGACCGGTCTTGAGCAGCGTCGCTTGGCTCTCGATGTCGAGGATGTCACGGCCGAACTTGCGGATATCCGCGTAGTCCACCGCGTTCATGTAGATGCGCGCGACCCTGAGATCGTGCCTCTCGATCTCCGCGAAGGCGTCCGCGAGAACGCTCGGGGAGATGGGGGCGACCACAGCGACATCGGGGTTCGTGGCACCGAGGGTGTCGAAGCCGCTGACAGCGATGCTGTCGAGGACTGCGAACACGCGCTCATCTTCGGCGGCCTGGATCTGAGCCTTGGCGAGATCCTGGCTGCGTTCGATGAGGTCGAACCGGCGTTCCTTGATCTGGGTCAGCGGGATCTCGGGGTTCGAGGCGATCTCGAACAAGGGGAAGATCACGCGGCGCGGCTTCTGGATCGCGAGAATGTTCTCGCCTTCCTCGCCGACGATGTACGCCGACACGTCG